CCCCACAGGGGGGGAAAGAATGTGAAATTCTTTGAGCTATGTGAACTCGTGGCTTACCAAAGGTAATTTAACAGCACAATCACCACTTGAGACCATAATCAGTCTCAAGTACAACATCTATCAACTTGCACCACGTCATGGTGCCAAAACCCGCTTCACCTATCAACTCCTCAAATTCTTTAATGTCCAAAGAAGTGACATTATACCTTGAATAAAAGGATTCAACAGTGTGATATATTATGGGGCGATCGTCATGATTCATATGTATCTTGTGACCATACTTCTCAAGATTCTCTAGATGCTTCCCCTCTGTCCCATTTATGTAATCAAACATAGGACATAACGCCGATTGTAAAGGCGCATAACGGTTGTACTTGAAAAAACCATATGTGAGTAAAGATTGGAAATAAACCCACTTGTCTGTCAACGTACTGACTGATTTTGGATACTTTATCTCCGGGAGGTCACCATCGACTCTTCCTGAATATCTAAACATAACACCTAGGTTAACACAATGTCCAACCTCGTTCCCTATCATAAAGGGAGATTGTTTTAGGAACTGCATGTCCGAAAACTTCTCAACCTTAACATATGAAAAACGATGTCCAAGCAAAAACCCAGCACAAGTGAGGAGTTCAATACTCATCTTATGCCCTAAGGAAATTAGCTTGTCCAAAAGGAACCCAACGTCTATATATACACGATTGTTGCAGACGCTAGTATCACCCAAACCACTAGGGAGATACCCAACAAGCGCTTCAAGAGTAAAACTCTTTGACTTATCCACATTATATACACGGATCGGTTTCTTGACTGATTCCATGTAATTGCGACGCTGCTCTGCGTCCATACATGTGACATTGCAATAATGCTCGTGGCCAGCGAAGCCATGCGCGCTATCATTTGTAGCTATGTCAACCATGTACGTACTCCGTGTCGCATCAGTCACCCAAGTCATCAAACCATCATCGCTATTATTACTTATATACACCTTACTTTCTAAATCTCTATGTTTAACGAACAAATCTACAAAGGCCTGATATGACTGGTCGGCCTCATACTTAACAACAACGTTTCTAAACTTAATCTCTTTATTTTTGGTGTGTGCCTTCCATGCATTCGCGAAGTGCACTCGAACCAATGATCCTTCAGTTGTCTCATCAACAACAATCCTCGGGGCCTTCCCTTGCTTAGCGATTTCTGGACACTTTACAAACCATGTGACTACATGCATGTAAGTAGCTTTCGCTAAACGCCCATCTATGTCACATTCTTTGAAGACACATATTCGCAGCTTTTGCTTTTTATGTTTCTCCAACGTCAACATCTCACTCGCCTCAACTAGGGGAATAAAATAACTAAACTCCCCTATGGCCTCTCGAACGGCGTCCCGTATCTCATCAGAATATTGTGCATAAAAAGCAGCTTGATTAGCGATTAGCGATTCATGAAAGTCAAAACCTTTATCCTCTGTCAACTCCTTAAACATCAACTTCAAGTTGTTAACCTCGTCTTGGTCGCTTTTACACTCCATCGTTTTTCTCTTCATATGCCTACTCAATGCATACTGCATACACTCATTCTCATTACTGTACACAATCCCTGAATGCGCAAATCCCCAACCGGCGACGGTTGTGTACTTCACTCTCTTCTTGGACGTCTTCTCTTTTTTGGCAGGGAATGTGATCTTCCCGGTCTTGTCGTTAAAATAACCCTTACCCTTTGTACACCGAAATAAATTCTCTTTATATTCCCAATTCATCTCATCGGAACAAGTCGTATGTACCTGATGTGATAATCCTTGGTAATATGTTCCACTTCTCTTTTTCTTGAGGGACTTGTATGCCGTGTACTCAAGTCCCTCATGCGGAACGTTGCTCTCCTCTACCTATCTTCTTATAACGCTGGCGCTCAATGTCTCCGACGGAAGACAGGCAGCCTGTTTGTTGACCATGATTACCATGACTTGAGCAAGGTGACAAATTGTGTTCAAAACAATCGTGCTATTTGCAAATTCGTTGTACGCCAACGCATTCTTTGAATTTGCAATATCGAACACCCTCTCAAATAATTTAGCAGGTAAGTGCTCAAAAACCTTCTTCGTGTCTGTGGTGCTACCAACTGCACCACCTTGTGGTACTACCTTGTATAGCTCGCTCAACAACACGGGGAAAATTTCGACTGTCTCATTCTTGTTGTACAATCCAGACAACAGGTCAACAACTTGTTCATTATAGTCTCCATATTCATCCTTCCCGTCTAAGAATGAAATGAATTTGGCAAAACGGGGAGAAAGGCCGTATCCCCCGAAACTATAAAACGCCAAGCTCAATGGAGTAGCTGTGGCAATCACGCCTTTCACAACACCACAAATAATTTTGCGGAACCACGATTGATGTCTTATCTCCGCGTCAGTGACAGTGCACATTTGCATATCTGCGCACTTTGTTCTAGAACCAGCCTTAACTGTGAAAGCGTACTTAACCAAATTTGACAAGGCTAACCTTAACAAATTCTTTTCTCTCTTGGATCCATCGCTTAGACGAAGACCTATCTGGACTGTCGACACAGACTCATTAGGCAGAAAACCTCTCCCCTCGAAGGGATCTGGTTTTATGTCCTCTCCCCTATCAGTTGGAATGAAAACTGGGGGAGGTTGCGGGCGTGGTGGCAGCGGGTCCAACATATTAACGTGGTTGTAAGGAGGAGGTAAGACTTCGGGAGGTCGTGGTTGCGCTGGGATGTTAATTCCGATATGAGCTGGTATTGCCGGTTCTCTGGGTGGTTTCAAGTCTATTGGTGGTGGATCTAATGGTACCTCATCTTCATCTACATCATGCGTAGAGTCCTTCTCGTTTGTGTCATCTGCATTCTCTGATTTCTCAGGTACTTTTTCTGTTGTTAATGCATTATTGACCACACTCCGTGATTCTCCGGGTTCCTTCATTCCAAAAATTCTCAAACTCTCCTCCACTATTTGTCCGGTTGTTCCATACCTAGCCCATTCCTTCTCAATCGCGCCATCCGTAATTGTGCCCTCATCATATGCGTCCTCAAGAAAATCTCTACCGCCGGTTACTTTCAACGCGTACTCCAGCAAATCGACATCCTCGCACATGGCGCAAAATATAGCGCGCTTCTCTGAAGTGCTTGGATGATAAATCTTCTTATCGCACCTACAATCTTGAGGTGTCGGACAAGGCACGAGGAATTTCACAGGTACACCCTTCGATTCCTTCTTCTTTTCGGCAATTCTTCGCTCTGCACCTGCCTTTGCGTCCCTCCTGTGCGCAATCAATTTCCTACACTCACCACTATTTCCGTGTGTCTTAATCTCACACTCCTTTACCATGTTTTTAAGTGAGGATGACTTATCGTCAAACTTATTGACTTTACGTGATCCTCTGGGGCCCCTGTCACCAAAGTCATCACCGTTTGTCCACTCACCATTTCTACCATTCAAAAAGGCAACAACGCCTGGCGGCAATCTTCTCCAGACTGCTGGTACCGGGTGATAATCTCCGTAAACGATGTAATCACCCTCTTCTTCTTCTCTTCTATCCCGTTCCTTTCTCTTGCGCTGTTTAGGTTTAAAAAAGCTGTATACAACATTCAAGATATCGGTCGGTAGCGGGATGACTGATTCCAAAAAAGGAATTGGTAGGAGTTCCCAATCAAACATTCTGAGTTTGACGTATCCTATCTCATCTTCACAACTCCATCTTAGTGAAGGCCAATTCCAATGATAGTAGAACTCCGGGACGCTATGCACGTCCTCTAGGAAAACTACTTCTTCGTCAACGGTTTCCCTACCGCACAATGCGTCCGCATAAGTCCTAAGTGGTCTTTGCTTGGCTCCTGTGCTGCAAGATTTTCTGAACATCCTGCATAGGTTCAACCTTGATAACGAAACTTCTCTCTTAACTTTAACTCCGGTTGTACATTTTGCTATTCGCTCTGTACCTACTTGTATTTTTCGACAAGGCTTACCGGTCTCAATGGCCCCACTAGCTGACGTGGTCACATTGACAGAACAGTTACCTCCCAACTGAGGTTCCATATTCTGGTTGCCAGGCGCAACCTGGACATCGTTTGTACTCCCTGCTGAACGGACTATATCAGGGGCGGTCAGACACGCAACTGAATGACTACATATTATCGAGGACCGTCTAGCCCGACGGTGTAAAGGGTGGCCTGCCACCTTTGAAAATACCTCCATGTTCCAGTTCTTTACTATAAAGAGGGCTAACTGGCTGCAGAATCACGTTCATCTGCTGCTCCATAAGAGAACCAAGTTTTCAAAAAACTCAAATGTAACGAAAACCTCATAAATTACTACTTGATGCGCGGCAGTAATATACTATTTTCCATCGATATAATCAAATCGAACTAAAAGCTCAAGAAATGAAGTTCATTTTTCATAAAAATATGACAAAACTGGGATGTTTCACCCGTAAATTAGGGACTACCCTTGAGAAGTGTTACAACATGGCTAAAACAGCCCCCAAACACTTCGATGCGACACCTGTAAATGCCGCTTTGACATGTGGATCCCTTGCGGTTGTCTTCAAAGCTGCTGAAAAACTCTTCGCAGGATTTAATGACAAATGTTGATGTGCTGAAACAACCAGAGTAGACAAACTGTTTGACAACTCTGCGTGACCGCATGAAGGAGAATTTAGCGCAGTAGTACCAATTCCTGCGACCTCCCAGTGCTCGACCATCTCAACGTCAAAATGCAGCGTTGATCCTGTTGTATTCACACCATAAACGTAACCCACTGGTTGACCAAGTAACTTAGTACTTGTTGTCCCCCCCATCCTTTCACTTTCTCCCCATTCCTTGTTGCAAGGAGCATAGTGAACAGCCTCCGTCCACTCCTGCGACTCATCAGTCACAGAAGGAAACGGAACAGTAATCTCCGGAACGTTCGTAAATGATGCTCGAACTGTTGTCCCCATCCCGTCTAAGCGACTGATGAGAGACGCGAACGTCAATGTTGTGCGTTCCCCGTCTTGTAAAATATCCCCTCTTGTGTCGTGGTAATATTTTATAAGACCACCCTGATATAGCTTTGGCCCAGTAAAGCGCATACGTATCGCGCAAGATGGACACCTCCAAGAATATGTTCCAAATTGGAGCGTATTCTGGGAATAGGGTGTGATTGTCGTCAAATTCGAGAAGCCTAAACCTAGTGGTTCGACAGCTGCGGTTGACGAAGTAAAAGTGGAAGTGGCATCGCCTAAAGCCCCCGTTACATTCCAAAATATACCCGCGGAACATTGCTCAGCATTGTTCGCGACATTCGGAGAGATGAACATAATAAAGTTCGCACTATTCGGAATTGCCACAGACATGAGCCCTCTAGCAGAAAATTTTTGTGAAGGTCTTGGAGCTACCAAGCCACTTACTGTACCGCGTTCAGCGGCAAAAGGGGAGAGAATTCCCCTTACGATGTTTACCAGAGGTCCAGACATCGAACTAGAAGCCACGCGCTTCTTCCTTGCTCTTTTAACTGGTTTCTTCTTATTCGAAGACACCACGAGCCTCCTTAAATCCCTAACCAAAGCCTGAGCTACAGACTTTTGTTGGGGCTTGGGTTTCTTATTCTTAATTTGATAGTTCTTGTTAATGAATTTCCCTCGAGTCCGCAGTCCCATTAAACTGCGGGAGGCAAGATGGTCAATACGTCGTAAAACCATTCTTATAACGCGCTTGCGGGACTAAACCCATCACGGTGAATCTTGTACCAACTAAGGTGAGCAGACTCTACACTATACTCTAAAACTGTGTCAATGCTACGGTGACGAACCGCGTAAATCTAGAGACACTCTCATCCCCACGCTTAGTGATGAGGTGCACGTTTCTACAAACGTGCGCTCCGACTATGCTAACTACATCATATTCCATAAATTAATAAGAAATCAATAGTACCCAAATCATATCCCATAAATAAATAAGAGATCAATGGTTTGCATTTTAACCAAGGAGCGAAATCAACTCGCACTCTAATATAACAAAATATCCGAGGGAGCGCAAAGCAGATTGGTTACCTAGTTGCTTTGGAAAGGAG